GAGCTTGCCGAAATCGTGGAGAAGACACCCCTGATTGAGCAATGGGGGCGCGCGCACGGTTGTCACCGCCAAGTCGGCTACGGCCGCCGCGGCTGGCTGCGTGCGCTCGAGGGTTATTCCGAATATGGCGTGTCGCGGCAAAAGAGCCTGATCCCATGAAAAAATCTCCCCTGATCTATTTCAAGAAGAACACCGCCGAATTGCCCGAAGGCTATCGCAAGCCGATCAAGCGCAAGCGCAAGGCAGTTGCACAAACCGCGCCGCAAACTCCGCAAAAGCCGGTGATCCGGCGGCGCACGCCGCGCGGCCGGCTGATGCCGCTGCGGATGAAGAATGAGTTTATTCCGCCCGGCGTCGATTGGTGCCAGATCAACGGCCAGAAGGTGCGCCAGGACATCTACTTCGGCGATGTGCGCGGCCGGATGTTCATTCCGGGGCGATGGACCGGCGAAGGCTGCGGCCCGTGTGGGCCGAGCATGTTCGATTTCGGCGGTGGCTGCGGCGACGACGGCGGCTGCGACAGCGGTTGCAGTGGTTGCGACAGTGGCTGCGCCGATACGGGATGCGCGGTTGATGGCTGTGCTGGGTGTGCCAGTTGCGCCGATACCGGCTGCGAGACTGCCGGCTGTGAAACGACCGGCTGTGCCGAGACAGGGTGCACCACGACCAGCGATACCGGCTGTGAAACGACCGGCTGTGCCGAAACTGGATGTACCACCACCAGTGATACGGGCTGCACCGGCTGCACTACCAGCAGCGACAGTGGCTGCAGTGTGGGATGCGCTACCGGCTGCAGCGACACCGGCTGCGGCATGGGCTGCGACATGGGCTGTGCTACCGGCTGCGACACCGGCTGCGGCATGGGCTGCGCACCCAGCGCCGATAGCTTCAGCGGCTGTGCCGTCGACTACACCGGCGGCGGGCAAGGCTTTGGCTTTGGCCCCGATGTGGGATCGAACTTCGGGATGGGCAACGCCATCGGCGCGCCCGGCTGGTCAACGGGCGATTTTGGCGCCTACGGCATCGGCGGCCCTACCGGGACCGGCTTTGGTCCGGGTGCCCCCGGCGCTTCGATCGGCGGGCCCGGCATGTACGCCTCCGCTCCCGGCGTCACCGGCTTCCCGGGCGACTTCAATGCCGCTCCCGGCATGGCATTCGGCATGCCAAATTCGCAGGATGTCGGCCCGCAAACCGGCCCTGGCCTGATCGGCGGCCCGTCAACCTCGCAACCGGGAGAGGCGTTGTTTGGCCCTGGTAGGGAAAGCACCCCCTCGGTCGAACCCGTCAACCCCGACGATCGCACGGAGGCTCCGAGTTCGGTCTTCGGTCCCGAGTTTGCATCCAATCAGGCCGCCCCCAGTGCCGGCTTCTTCGGTCCCAGCCAGGCGCAGGCGGCGAGCCGCGGCAGCGATGAACTGGCCGTGGCGTTGCAATCCTCCCCATTCGCGCAAGTGCAGGCGATGGCCGAGCAAGTGGCGCAAACCAATCCGCAATTGGCGGAAGCCCTCATGGGGATTGTGGCCAATCAGAACACGCAGACCAATATGGTCGGCCCCATGATGACCGGCTTCGAGCAAGCGACGCCGGGCGCGCAGCAAGGCTTTACCGGCGTTGGTCCGACACAATCCTCGCAGAGCGCCTTTACCGGCCAGCCATCGCTGTCGGGCGTGACAGGGTTTGCCAACGAGCAGGCGCAGGGCAAGGGCGATCTGTTCGGCCCCGCCGTATCACAGACCAATCCCAATTTTGACCTTGTTGGTCCGATGACGACCCAGCAGGGGTATGATCAGCTTGCGGCCGAAATGAACGCCCAGCAGGCCCCGACGGCGCAGGCCCCGACGGCCCAAACCGAAACTAGTCCGGCCCAAACCGTGGCGAATGCCTTCAATGACTTGGCGGGCCGCGGGCCTGGCCTGACGCAGACCGATTTCGACAGTCGGTTCGGTCAGCCCGATATGTTCGCGCCGACCTACGGTCCCAATGTAACAGCGCCGACCCAGCAAGACCCCTTCGACTCGCGCTTTGGTGACTTCCGAAGCAACCAGGAACAGCAGCAACAACTGGAGCAGCTGTCGACCAACTTCGGCCCGAATTACGGGCCGCAGGCCCCCGGCCTTGCCGAGCCCGGCCAGCTTGGGCGTGGGTTTGAGTTGGCCGATCCAAACGTAACGCCGGGCCAAACGCAATTCGGGCAAGACCCCCTCGGCGCGCAGTTTTCCGCGCCAACAGCTTCACGGGGCCAGCAGGAAGCGGAAACCCTCGGGCCGCAACTGACCGACCTGCTCAGCAACATAAACCCGCAAACGCTCAATGTCGGCCGTGAGGCGGCCCCGATCGGCTTGTGGGGCATGATGGACCCGGCACCGAGTCGTGGCTCGCCGGCCGGCCTTCCAAGCCAAGCCGGCAGCCGTGGGTTTGACCCATTTAGCACCCCCGGCCGTGGGCCTGAGAGTGGCCGCGGCCCGGGCCTGTCGATTACTGTCGGTGCCAACCCGCAATCGCAAGGGCGCGGCGCTCCTGGCTACTACAGCACCGGTGGGCCCGGCATTGCGCCCGGCGCCAGAGGTGCGGAATTCGGCGGCGTGTATGGCCCCGGCGTAGCAACTGGAAAGGCTGGCACCAACTCATTTGGGGTTAGTGGCCGCGAGGGTGCCACCGGCTTCTATGATGCGGTCACCGGCATCTACTACCGATAGGGAGCAACCCCAATGGATTTCCGTTCGGTTTCAGCGTTGGCTCAACAGCAGCCGTCTATTCCGGGGTTGTTGGCAATGCTGCGTGGTGGCGATCCGCAAGGAGTGGGTGGCGGTGGGGGTATTTCCCAAGCCATGGGCGTTGGCCCCGGCGTTGGCGCTGGTAGTGGCGGCGGCGGCGGCGGCCGCGGTGCGGCCCAGGCTTATCCTCAGGCTCCGGTTCAGGCTCAGGCCCCGGTTGATGATCAGTGGGGGTGGGGGAGCAATCCGGCTGCGCTCATCACGGCACCGCCGGAAGGCTGGAAATCCCAAACCGAGGCTTACGATAAAGCCGGGTTCGGCAACGGCTGGATCACCGGTAATAATATGGAAAACCCAAACGCGGTGGCGCGCACCCCGCAAATGCCCCACGGCATCAATCCGTTCACGGATATCGTCTACGGCCACAATAGTTACGGTGATTTTCCTGGGGCGGAAGGGCAATCGTCTGGATTTAACCTCGCCAACCCGGATGGCACCGTTGGCCCCGACTTGTTTGGCGGCAAACAATTCAAGGCCGGCAATCTCCCGCACGATATACCGCAATCATTGCAGCCATGGCTGGCGCCTGCGCTGATGCGTTATTTCTATCAGAGTGGCTACGCCAACCAGGGCGGCAGCGGCATCAATGCCCCATGGACCCGCCAATACGCTCCAACGGCCCCCGACATAAAGACCTGGCCCGGCATCACCAAGTATGACCCTTGGGGGCGATCGATGGGCGAATTGGCAAATTATAGCAGTTAGGTGCACCATGCCTTTACGCGGCGGACCGCCACCGGAATTAGGGTTGGGAGGAGTGGGGCAACAGGCGGCGCCCCAAGTGCCGGGCCTGCTGCAGATGGCGCAATCGGCCATGGACGGCGGCGGCGGTGCACCGCAGACATTTGCGGGCGCCGGACCGCAGGCGCAACAGTATGAGAATGCGTGGGACAATCCGGCCAATTGGGGTGCACCCCCGCCCATGAACCCAAATCTCAACAAGGATAACTTCCTGCAAAATCCGGGTTTCTTTCCGGGCGGGTTTCAGCCCGGCGGCCGCGGCGATCCCAACGGTAAATTCTTCAGCATGAAGGATTATTATCAGCAGTATTACGACAAGTTCGGCCTGCAGGCGCCGGAATATATGCCGGGCGGCCAGGAGGACCGGCACATTAATACCCTTAATCCGGCGCTGCTCGGGGGCGCACGCGGTCCAGCCGAGCAAGGCAGCTTCATGTATCTCGGGCATCAGATCAGCCCGAGCCAATACATCTACGATCAGAACGTCGGCAAGAACCCGCCGGCCGGCGGTGAGGGCGGTGGCAACTGGTCGCCAATCCGGCGCATCCAGGGCTTGGGGCCGGCCAACACGGCGTCGTTCATTCACGGCTCGGGCTTTGTCACCGGACTGCCGGGGCAGATCGAGAATTGGGCCGGCGGTCAGCCCTACTGGACATAAGGAACAGCCATGTCGGGCCCAAACCTAGGCGGTAAAAAAATACTGCATCGGCGGCAGATGAAGTTTCATCCCGACGAGGTGCGCTCCAAAATCCAGGCGATCCGGCTGGTGGATGTCTTGCACCAATTCATTTTCAGCGAGGTCGACAAGGACGGCCGTAAGCTCGCCGACCTGAGCATGGCGCAAGTGCGCGCCATCGATTGCCTGCTCAAGAAGGTGGTGCCCGATCTGACCCGCACGTTGATCAGCGCAGATGTGAACGTGCGCTATGTTGCCGAATTGCCAAAGGTGCTGACGAAGGAAGAGTGGGTCAAGAAGTACGGAGTTCCTGACACACTTGAGCTAACGGCATTACCGAATTCGGTTACACCCAAACCGAATTCGGTTAGTGGCAACGGCAATGGACGCACAAACTGACCAAGTCAAAACGATCTGGAGCCCAGGCGGGAATTTCGCCCAGTGGGCGCTGCTCGAATGTCCGGTGTTCGAGGTGTTCTTCGGTGGCGCGCGCGGTGGCGGCAAAACCGACGGAATGCTAGGCGAATGGATGGTTCACGCCAACGCCTACGGGATTAATGCCTCCGGGATCATGCTGCGGCGAACCCGCACCGAATTGATGGACACGGTCGAGCGTAGCCGGATGATCTACGGGCCGCTCAAGTGGACCTATAACGAGCAGGAGAAGACATGGCGCGATCCGCAGGGGGCGCGGTTGAAGTTCGCGTATCTAGAGCGCGACGCCGACGCCGAGCTTTATCAGGGCCACAGCTACTCACGGCTCTACATCGAGGAGGCGGGAAACTTCCCCTCGCCGGTGCCGATCTTCAAGCTATTGGCGACGCTGCGCTCTGGTGCCGGCGTGCCGGTCGGTATCAGATTGACGGGCAACCCTGGTGGGCCTGGACACCAATGGATCAAGGCCCGCTACATTGATCCGGCGCCGCTCGGCAACAAGGTGCTCACCGATCCGGTGACCGGGCTGCAGCGCGTTTTCATCCCGTCGAAGGTCGACAACAACCAGTTTATCGACGTGGAAGCCTACAAGAGCCGACTGCGGTCATCGGGCTCAAAGGAATTGGTGCAGGCGTGGCTGGATGGTGACTGGTCGGTCACGCTGGGCGCGTTCTTCGACTGCTGGAGCACCGATCGGCACGTCATCGAGCCGTTCGAAATTCCGAAAGATTGGATGCGGTTTCGCTCGATGGACTGGGGCTCGGCCTCGCCGTTCTCGGTGGGGTGGTGGGCGGTGGCGTCGGACGAGTGGCAGGTTCACGGGCGCGTGATCCCGCGCGGCGCCATGGTGCGCTACCGCGAGTGGTACGGATGCCGGCCGAATGAACCCAATGTTGGCTTGAAGCTGCACGCTGGCGAGGTTGGTCTAGGAATTATGTCGAGGGAAAAGGACGAGGAAATCTCCTATGGCGTGCTCGATCCCTCGGCGTTCGCCCAGGATGGCGGGCCGTCGATCGCCGAACGGATGGGGACTGAAACGGCGGGCAAGGTGTGGTTCAAGAAGGCCGACAACAACCGGGTGCGGGTGATGGGGCACCTCGGCGGCTGGGATCAGGTGCGCGCCAGGCTGGTCGGCAACGCTGACGGACTGCCAATGCTGATGGTGTTCTCGACCTGCCGGGATTTCATTAGGACCGTGCCATTCCTGCAACACGATCCCGATCGGCATGAAGACGTGATGACCGACAGCGAGGACCACGCCGGTGACGAGTGCCGTTACGCCTGCATGAGCCGACCGTGGATTGCGGTGAAAGAGCCGCAAAAGCCGGCCGACGTGTCCGGCTATGAGGTCTATCGCAAGAGCACCGCGGCCGAGGATTGGCGGCAGTTCTAGCCAATTGGCCAATTGGCCAGCCAACTAGCCAAAATTAGGAATATTGTCATGTCAGTGGTGGAAAAGTTCGCCGCGTTCGTCGGCTCGTTGTCGCCGCAGGAAACCGGCGCGGTGATGCCGATGATGATCTCGTTCATGCAGAGCAACCTCGGTGCCGGCATGCAAGGACCAAGCAATGCCGGCCCTGCTGCAGCATTGCCGCCCCCACCTCCCGGGGGCGACACTGGCCCGGGCGCCCCACCAAGTCCCCCTGGTATGTCACCTGGGCCAGAACCTACACCGCCGCCGCAGATGCCTGGCCTACAGCCTGGCGGGCTGATGGGCCGACCGCCGATGCCGCCCACGACGATCGGCTCAAAAAGCTACTGAGGGCCTGACATGGCGGTCACCAACGTTGTGAATTTCACTGGCTACAGCCAGACCGGCGGTGGCGGCTCGCATGGCCGCGGGCCGGCCGATCTCGACCCGCAGGACGGGAAGGACGGCTTTTGGGAATTGGAAAAGTGCGT